TTACTTAGTTTGCACGGAGGGTTCATCAAATCCGGGGATATTGTTGGCCGCGTCGATTGCTCGCTGGCGCAGCTGCACAGCAGCAGGATCAAACTGGCACTTAGTATGATTCGGGTCGTTGACATATTTCACCACATCACGATAAACGGTACGATAAATCACTTTGGCTTCAGCGCTCGCTGTTGCCGCCTTCTGTTCGCCAGTCGCTACTGCCTTTTCCTGCTTCTTTTCCCGCGTCTTAGCCTGGTTATTAGCGTACTCAGTATGCGCATACCAGCCTTTCAGATATCCCGCATAGAAAACGCCGGCGGTCAGAGCCAGCGATATACCCGCGATAAGCAATTTCGTTTTGCCATTCATTCGTAAAGCCCCCAGCACGTCAGCGCACTTTCCTGATCGCGGCGGTCAACCTGCCCGTAACAGCCGTTGGCCTGCCCCTTCGTCAACCGGCAATCCCGGCCGCCATCAAATACCCAGCGCCGGATCTCCGCGCATGCCCCTTTGCGGTCGCCGGCATTCAGCTTGCGATAAAACGTCGAAGGGAAGCATTTACCCGGCCCGATGTTGTACGGGCAAAAGCTGGCGATACCAACTTTCTGCGGCTCAGTTAGCGGAACATGAACATTCTTTTGTACCCACGCCAGAGCCTTATCGCGTTCGATTGCGTTGTAATGGTCACACTGGCGCTGCGTTAACTTCATCCCCTTCACTACCGGGTGGCCATCGATGCGCGTTACCCCCCGGCATATTGACCAAACCCCACCGGGATCGATAACCGCCGTTAGCGTGTTACCTTCGCGTTCACCAATAAACTGATCGAACAGTACCGGCGCTGACGCACTGGCGGCCAGAAGCACCAGCATAGCGGCGCTGAATTTAGCTTTGTTGCTCATATTCTCGCGCCTTCCGCCGGTCGTCTTTGATTTTGAAATACAGATTGGTGAGGTAGGTAAGTAACCCAAAAACAATACTGGCCAGTACGCCGATTGCCGCCCATTGACTGGGACTGACCTTATCGAGAAGTTGCAGCAACCAGTAGCTGCCGCTCACGGTGGATGTTATATACGACGTTCCCGCCGCTATATCCGGCAAATTCTTCATTCGCATGCCTTACCCCCACGGGGATCACTGTATGTGGTGATGCGAGGGTAAGGCTTAGTATTGGTCGGAATCCTGACTAAGTTAAAAGCCCTCTGTCAGGAAAACTTTTCAAGAGACTTAAGATAGGAATAGGCCTGTTCCTCAGGAGTTCCCGCGCTTGGGTCATAAGAACATCCATAATTTTCGCCATCCAGCATTGGTGCATCTTCTTTGGCACGCATCGAAACAAAAAAATCGAGTTGCCCGCCCTGGATAGTTATCGTATCTACAGTAAATACTGCGTTCTCTACCGTAATGCCTTTAAAATCTACGGTTTTCAATATAGCCATGTTTTTAACCTGTAAAAGTTGCGCCGTTTACCGGATATTCGATAGATAACTCAAATGCCGTTGTTTCTCTGATCACAGAGCCTTGCATAGGAGCGCCCCCCAGTTTTAACGATAAAGTAGTCCCATTAATTATGGATGCCCCTACCGATAAATAGGAATTAGGAATTTCTGCGGTACCTGTAACTGTTGATGTATCGCTACCATCCACCTTCCCAGAGACGTTAACTGGAGTTGTCCCTGCTAAAGCCTGATGGCTAACACCGCAACCAGAACGCCGACCAAAAGCTATAGCTACTGGAAGGGTTATATAAAGATCACCCTCTGGTTGTGTTGTAATTGGGCCTACGGTAAGCCATAGAGACAATTTACAGATCCCATTTTCTATAAAGTAATCCCCGCCTCGAGTCGAGTAGACCATTACCCCCGCAGTAGATGTTCCTTTTAATTGGGGAGTAAACATTCCCCCAGCCCCGCCAACCTGCGGTTTATTTGATGAAGTATATTCAGCTTCATCTGAAGCCCCGGTAGACTGATTTCGGCAGTCACGAACACTAGAGCGGGCTGAAGTACCCTCTATAGTAAATCCATACGATTCTGTGGTTGCGAACGTATATTTACTATTTAAGCAATTTAAACCATACAGGCCACTCATTTTCACAGCTCGCTGTTGCTTCGGAGATACTATGTAGCAGTTGGTGACCTGTATACTGTGCGCTGTCGCCTGACTGGTAATCAATCCACCAGGAATATCGAAATTTAAAGTTCCTGGCACGTCGTAGCCAATAAGAACAGCCGCACTAGCATTTATATCCCCCGGTGACCCATTTCCGTTATTGTATAGGTAACAACCGGAAATCATTCCACCATGTGAATGGTTAATATTACCCAGGGATGCGTTAGTACCCGAGGTGATACATAAACCCCATGCGCCATTCTCAGAGTGTTCTATATTACAGCCATTGACAGAAAACCCAGCAGGGTTACATAAGAGTAAGTTACCAACCCACCCATGATGGAAAGTTGCACCACCACTGACAGTAATCCCGGTGTGGTCGTTTGTATAGCCTATACGGCAACATATTTCCCCGCCAAAAAACTCCCCCCCAATAATACCGCAGCCCCACGCTCTTTTAGACCCCATCCATAAACCATACCGGGCACGCAATGGCTTTCCTATGTTTTCGCTTTCAGGGTCTGAAATTACATCAGTGGTATCGCCAGCCCAAAAATCACAGTTAATAACAAAGCTGTTGTAACACCTGGCTATTTTTATAAGTGCTTCTGGGTAGTATGTGGTTCCCGTATAGCGTACTTTTAAATCCTTTAGAATAACGCGTCTGGTTCTTGAACCGACTAACTCGTTTGATATGACAACCTGACCACCATTCATCAACAAAGTACCGTTGATAATATTAATATTTACATCAACATTGTGTGTTTGAGTAAGCGTGTAAATATTCCCACGGAGGTCAACGGTATATGGCAAAGAAGTACCTAAAAGGGTATCTGGCAGAGCTTCGAGCGCTGCAAACATTGCCGACCACAATTCATCGTCTGACGGTTCAGATAGCCCAACGCCAAACATCTCAGGATACACAATACGCCCGAGCGATAGCATCTCCTGAACGGTTAACCCATTTTCAGTCCCAACCAGAGAAGCACCGGCTGTGCTTGCCAGCTTTAATGCTAAATCCGCGGTGTCCGTTTGCCCCGCAATAGCGACAGGGTTCCCAAGGTCATTAAAACCCAGGAGCATATTTGAGCGAACATTGACAGGCGGGACGATTCCTACATTTGATTCAGGTACACGCAGCGCCCTAACAAGGCTTAATTTACCTTGTTCAATCACATATTTTTTTGTTGCCGCGTCCTGGTCATTGACAGGATCAGCCAGATTTTCAATCCGGTAGCCTTTGGCGTTAAACGGCCCCCCAAAATAAGGACGGGTAAGAGCAAACCCAAGATCGATAAACGCGCGCTGGATAGCCATCCAGATACGGTCGAAATCCTTATTGACGGTATCCGCCAGGAGGTCGCCGTTATCCTGGTAATCAGTAAGCCGGTATGTCGGTACCACACGTTCGAGCATGACAACCGCACCATCCGCCGGCGGCGTCAGAAACGTAATATCTCCGCCGTCTTTGTTACCAACACCGGATACGGTATAGCCGCTGGCAACAACGGAACCATTGATACTTACTTCTAAATCACTGGCGCTGATGATGTAGAATTCGTAAGTAAATACGGTTGTCTGTCCGTTGGCCGTATAGATGTTGTAAGGAATTTGGTTAGGTACCGACATAGGGGAAGCTCCGGCGGCTAGTAATCTACAGCGACCGAAATGTCGCCATCGTATGGCTGCCAATGCTCCCTCGCCTGCGCGGTCGGAATCCCGACTAATTTCCCGATACGTACAGGCGTAGCGCTGATCGCACCGGATCCAGAATCGATAAAGTCGTCTGGCTGGTTTGTTAACGCCGGGTTGAAATCCCGCATCTGGTCGTACATGGGGCCGTCGAGAACGTCGGTATGCGCCCACAGGAACCGGGACGACAACGGCGCTTCGAATGCATCGAGGATGCGCTTTTGTTTGTTGGTGACGCTGAATTCTTCCCGTACGCCGCAGCCGGTACCCTTCAGCGCCTGAATAAGCAACTTCCCGGCGAAACTGCCGGGACCGTTCACTTCTACACAGACCAGCGGGATCTGGTACTTCAGCACCAGCTCTTTAATCTGCATCACCTGACCGCCGGTGATTTTGTCGTTGTCGTCAAACTCTGCCAGCTCGCCAGTTAACCCCTGGCAAACATGCCAGTAAAGATGCCCGCGGGCGTCGGTGAAAATAAGGGAAAATGCCGAAGCATCAGCCTTAACTTTGCCGGTGGCCACATCCCACCAGGCGACAGCGCCGACGATTTGCGTCTGGCCCAGCCACATCGAGCAGGAACGGTTCGCATAGCGAATTTCAGGCTGGACGTTGTACTCGCGGATACGGTCGGGATCGAGACGAACCTCGCCAACCGGTTTACTGTGCAGCTGGTACTGGCTATCCCATTCGTTGACGGTGCGGCACTCTTTACGGCGCAGCAGTAATTCATCATGATCGAAACGGCCTGGCCACGCGCAGCCGGCATAAAAATCCACGACAGTTTCAGGCGGTGCCGCGAACTCCACACCGTCTTCCGTCAATCGATAATCAGTACCCTCGATCAATAGCCTGGCGGCCTTGTGGATCCCCACGAAAACATATTCCGGGCGGAACGGTATCCGGTATCGTTTTTTGGTTGCCTTCTTCGCTTCGACGCGGTGCTCTTTATCGAATAGCTTTATCGTTAGGCAATCGGCGCCCTCTGCTTCTTTCTCGTCGTAAAGGCTATCGTGGGTATGAGGCGTACCAATAAACAATTTCCGGCCTCCGGGTATCAAAATATGCGTCTGCTCGCTCAGGCGATAGCGCAGTTTTTCGCGAGCCTCCGGAGTCTGGATATTGCCGGGCACCTCCACGTCATCATTCTGGCACTCGTTGGCACGGGCACCGGTAACGTTCGATAGAATGCCTTTTGCGAACATGCTGGCGTTACGCATATCCAGCGCGCCGTTTACCCACCATTGCTCGATGGTACCGATGCCGTCCGGCAACATGCCTTTCGTCAGAGGGTGATTGCGCAGAACGTTTTGTGTATCGCGGCTGGTCTTTCTGGCGGTTGTATCGGATTCCGACTGATGCAGAATACGGTACTGGCGATCGCAGTAATACCGCCAGGCGTTATAAACGCCCAGGATAGTTGATTTCCCAAAGCCACGAAAACAGCGAAGCACCGCGAGGTTTCCACGATGCTCCAGCCAGTGGCAGGCTTTATAGTGGCAGTCCGGCACATCCCAGTTCATCCGTTCTGCCCACATCAAAAAGAAGGCCAGGAACGAAATCATTTTTTGCCTTTGTGTTGCAGCCTCTCGATGACTTCCAGCGCTTTACGCTCAGCAGCTGCTACCTGCTGACCTAACAGGAATGCTTCATCGTCCGGATCTTCTCCTCCGGGCTTCGGCGTGCCTCCGCGAGTATGCATGCCAATAAGTGAATGGACTTTTACCAGCAGTGTTAGCGATGCGGCCGCATTCTTCTTATGCCAGTACCGATCGCCACGTTCCTGTTTGGTGTGCTTTGTGATTTCCTTCCCTGCCCCCGGCCAGTTGTCCGGATCGGCTTCTTCCAGAACTACATCGGTGAGCTTATCGCTAAGAGCAGTAAGGCGAGTTTTGTAATCTGAATGCATAAAAAAGCCCCGTGGTTATCCATGAGGCTATGATGTATGCTTTTCGAGGTCGGAATCCTGACTATCACAAGGAGCATAAGAATGAAAAAACTAATACCTTTATTGCTAATTTTTCCCTTTATTGCCTTTGCCTCCCCAGATTTAGTTGAGGATTCAGGATATATCGTCCCAATATCAGGCCCAGGAATACCAGTTACTAATCCATATACCGACTATAAGATCATTAATAGTATCGACAATGGTAAAAAAATTGAAATCCATGTAGCTGTATTACATTTGCGAACCTATAAAGAAAACGCAGATTTTAGTGAATCCAATACTCACCATGTGGAAGGAAGCAAAACCTTATCTAGTTACGACACTAATGTTTACACAGCCGATTTTATAAAATTCTCCTCAGAAACTGCTCTAAACTCAACAAAAGAAAACTTAAAAAAATTATATTGTACGCCTGACGGTTTTTACCCGGTTTCATCTCAAGAACGGCTATTCTACGAAACCCGAAAAGAAAATAAAAAAATAATGCTCAATTACTACAGTGATTCAGGAAAAACCCTCATGTTTGAGTTTGGGGTTTCTCCAGAATCATGTAAATCGAAATAGCTATCGCATACCGAGGTCTACCTGGTTAATCAGCGGTGCAATCCAGAAAAGGTTATTACCCGGCAGTAACGTACGCACGCTATGCAGCACACGGTCGCCAGCGTCGCCATTCAGCACGCCGGCGGTCACATCGGTAACCGTATCCAGCAGGCCGAAGGTTGGCCCCAGTGCAGAACCGATAAAGCCGCGGCTGGCGTACCGGGACTGCGTACCGGTGCCGAGTAAGGGCCCTAACCCTATCATCCCGCCGGATGCCTTTTCCGCCATGTTGTTATACTCCATCAGCGGGCCGAGGATACCAGAACGGTCGATGCCCTCGAGTACCATCTTCTGCGGCGTCAAATCCACTTCCCGACCATTAGCCGCCTGCTTAAGCGCATAGGTCAAAGAGCCCAGGCCAATCTGGAAGGCGGTACCGTAATAGAACTGCGCGGTACCTTCCTGCAGGCCGCCGAGCGTCGCGCGGTTATATGACGCCGTGGCAAAGGACTTAAACTGGAATACGGTTTTCCCCAGCGGGGTACTGGCCCATAGCGGCGTATCACCAATCCCCGGCGTGATAACGGTATTGTTTACATCCTTCAGCACAGCAGATTGCAGCAGGCCAGCGGCGTACTGGTCATCCCATTTTTCGAAATTGCCGATATGCCAGCCCTGAATAACTTCGCCGTGCTTCTGAAATTCTCGCTGGATGCGTTCGGCCATCTTCTCATTGATGCCGAGTTTTGCCAGGCGCTTCTTAGGGAACGCCCCGGACAGAATGCCGTCGGACGTGATCATGCCATTCACTGATTTGTTCATATCGTCAAAGTGGCCCATCATGGTCAGCTTGCCGAACACATCAGTAATACGTTCCATGCCAGCTTCTGCAGCTGTCGTACGAGAAGAGCTATCGACCAGATCCCCCATCGTACGCGCGCGGGTATGCAGTATGGTTTCAAGCCCCACGGCCATTTTCTTCTGCTCCGCCCGGCTGGCGAGGTAAGCCGGCGAGCGGGTGATCAGCGCGCCATATCCACGCATGGTATTGCTGAAGCCGTTAACCATCATGCCGCGTGCCAGATCCGGGATAGCGGATACCGTCATGCCGCCGAGTTTCGTTACAAAGTTGGCGCTACGCAGGAAAGCACCGGCTCGGACGAAAAATGATGATGGGTCATCAGGCATACCATAGGTACCAACGAGGCGATCGCGGAGCGCCAGAATATCGCGCAGGTCAGCTTCCCAGCTCGATAAGCGCCGGAATATCCCCGGCAGTGGCGTTACGAATCATCATTAGCCCCCGTTGCTGGTAAAGACGATGACAATGGCGAGAAGATGGAACGGCAGCGGCTGGCGCTGCTGAATAGTCAGTGAGTCTTCTCCGCGCTCCCAGCCTAATTTTCCCCAGTAGTGATCGCCGGTGAATAACGGCGCCGGCTGGTTGAGGATTTTTGGCCCGAACGTGCGGAACGGAATCACCTGGCCGTTGCACTCGGCGCCAGTGGTTTGGAGGAAACGCATAGTGACTTCACTGGTGCGCTTGCGGGTATTCTGCGTGGTACCTTCTGATGTAGCGACTTCAGGCGTCAGCGTGGTAATGGTCGTTTCAAAATGCAGACCGATTTCGACTTTGTAGGCTTTGCGCGAAAGCGTGATTTGGCCGGATGATACGACCGCCTGCGGCATCACAGAGCCGTCTGCAACAATATCGACGGTCTCGCCTTCGAGGTGCGACAGGCCGCCCCATGTCGTTGCGCCAGTATCGCTGGAGCCCGTCACGGCTGCATCGGTGTACAGGGCGTTACTGAACATTTCGACATAGCGAACGGTCTGGCCGTTGACCGTACGGCGCACAATGGCGTACACCACATCGTCAGTCGCTGAGGGAATAGTCGCTACGGACTCAAACGCACCACTGGTGATCTGCCGTGACCACGCGACAACGTTCTGCGCCCGGTCTATAGCCATCGTCACCATTACGCCATCATTGCGAACCAGCCAGGTAAACGCATCAGGTTGCTGCTGATACGCCATATCGATCACGCCGCCTTCTGTGATGTGTTCCGCCAGTACGGTCATGTCGTTGGCCGAGTAGGCTACATAGCTGTCAGGGTCATAGGCGACAGCGTAGAGCTTACGGCCAGAACGCTGGACGAACATAATTTCGGTACCGACACGCACCGGGCGGATCCCATTGCATCCGTACGGACTGGGATTTTTTACCGAAATATTGGTAGGCGTAATCGCCGCATCGTTGCCGGCGGTGATGGTGAACTCGCCGCCGTACGTCAGCGCAATTAGCGTATTCATCTGCGCGAGGTGCACAATCGGGTTTAGCTGGTCAGAAGACAGCGTAAAGCTGATCGCGTCGTCGTCGTCGGTTCCCAGCTCGAAAGAGAGGTATACGCCCGACTCACTCCACCAGATAGTTTGCGGGTACCGCGGCGAACCGGCCAGAACCAGCCGCTGCTGGTAAAGTGTTACCGCGCCCGGGTATCCAAATTCATCAGTCCAGACGGAATCCTCGCGAGTCCAGGCACCCGGTGATGCTGCTTGCGTTGCGCTTAAATCGGTGCGAATGGTACCGACAGCAACCTGCGCACTAGTCACGCTTTTGATCAGCACCAGACCGCTGTTAATCCTGACGTATGAGCCAACATCTTCAGGCACCCAACCATCACCAGTAAACGGCGGCGGGTCTTCGCTATCTTCTGGCGGTTCGTCATCGCTCAGGGTCAGCGTTATTTCCGAGCCGACGAATTCTTTCACCGATGGCTTGCACCATTTCTGCGGCGTGTCGCGCACTTCGTCGAAGGGTTCAACGATAAATGGCGCCGGTTCCAGTACCCAATCGGTTTGCCCGCGTCGCTGCAGGCGGTACGGTTTAACGGCCTGATGCACCAGAAACATGGTATCAGCGCCCTGTACGTAATTTACCGATGGCAGCATGTCAGAGGTATACGGGCTGGCGATTTCGTACGGCGTGTTGTCGTCGTTCACCAGCTGCTTACCATCCTGGTAAATTCGCAGATAGCCGTCGCCAAACTCCAGAATGTACGCCTGCGTGCGGTTGAAAACGTACGGAATGAGACGGGATTTTTTATCACCGTACTTTGTGGCCGCTACGAACTGCGAGCCGGGACGGCGCATTACCCCCCCCTGTACCACGACCACACTATTTTCCAGCGTCTTCGCGCCATTCGCATAGCGATCGATATCAACGCGCCCCATAAGACGCGGGGAAATCTCGCCGGCGGTGAAGTTGGTTTTAATCAGATTGGCGCGCATGTCAGAACCTCGATTCGTACGTTGGATAGCCGCCAAGCTCTTCCGGCGGGTCTTCCTGACCATCCACCGCCTTCGCCTGCTTCAGCAGCACCAGCGATTCCTGGGCGAGACTGTCGCGCAGACTGGTAGAGCCGGTAACGGCATAGGCCAGCTTTGCCTGCATCATCATTTCTGCCACATCAACGAGTGCGGCATCCCAAGTGGATTCGTCTTCGTTGCGGAACACATAACGCAGCTTCAGCACCTGCACGTTCGTCAGCAGCCGGTTGCCCTCAACACGGTACGGAATATCGTCGTAAGGTTCCCCGATGGACAGAACGCGAAGAAGATCACCGGGCAGTGCGAACTGAAAGCGGAAACCGAATACCGGTGCTGTACTGACAGGAGAGAGAACCACACGTTTTACAACGCAGTTCCACGGATGCGCGCGCAGCAGTTTATTGCGTACAGTGGGATAAAGGTTTGAGCACAGACGGGCGTGATCGGTGTTTTCGTCGAAACTGTTAATCGGGTGAGCACCGAGCGCCAGCAGTGCGTTAGAGCAGATAGAAATACTGTCAGCCATAGCCTTACCTCAGATGAAAAAAGGCCGGGAGATATCCCCCGGCAAAGGCACCAGCGGCTTTATGCTACGAAATCGATGGCGACTACTTTGTTTTCCGCTGCGCGACCTGCGCCATAGGACGCATCGACGGAAATCTGAATGGTGTTGTTTTTATCGCGGCGCGGGCCGATATCGACGTTGTACTCTTCGCCGGTACCGAAATGCACAGCAGATTTACACCAGGCTACGGCGGTTTTAGTGACGACAGCCGGATCACCTGCTTCAGCAGAATCCAGTTTTTCATAGGCCAGCCACTTAAAGCCCAGCCAGTTACCAGACACTGCGCCTTCCTGCAGCATTTTCACCGCCATAAAGTCGGCGCTGGTCAGCGTGGTATCGCTGAGGATTTGGGTCAGCATGTCGGCGTTGTAGGTGATGTACAGCTCTTCACCGTTCTGCTCGTCACACTCGTTACGGCGGAACATGGCTTTGGCGGCGATCAGCTTCGCTTTGGTCATCCCGGTACCGCCGGCGACGATTTTCTGCGATGCGGGAAGCGCAACCGGAGCGTACGCGCCAGTGTTGGAGGTTTTGCGCAGAACGTCATCCAGCAGCGCACGATAGATAACATCGTCTTTTTTGCGGTTGGATGCGGCCAGCGTCAGCTGCAAATATGGCCCCTGCGGGTCAGCCAGCAGTTTGCGCAGGTCTCGCTTTTCCACCGGCACGAATACGCCATAGTCAGCCATCAGCGCATTACGGGTGCCGGCATCAGGCAGATCCCAGACGGTATCACCGAAACGCTCGGTGATCTGGGTCATTTCGATGGTACCCATATCGTTGATGGTGAACGACGCACCGGTAATGTTGCCACGGTCGAAAACAGCAGCTTGCAGGCGCGAATCCTTCTGCTGCGCGGCAATTTCGAAAGAATCATGGAACTGCTGAACATACGCAGCGGTGATCATGTTCTTAGCGGTATCAAATGACATAACAATCACTCCAGAAAGTATCGCCTGCGGGGTATCGGTTTCCCGGCCCAAATCAGCACAATGCGGTTGGCGCTGGCGCATTGCGGGAAAATCAGGTATCCGGCGTCCCCGCCGGGCTGGTTGTGGAGTGATTGTTAGCGAGGTGCGCGGTCGGAATCCCGACCAAATAAAAAAGCCAGCGGGTTAGGCTGGCTTAGTTCGCGAGGAATTATTTAGCAGTCTCCATCCGGGCGGGCCACCGCCCGGCATCCCCACATACAGGCTTCCTGCATTTTTGTGGTCGCCAACGCAGCGCTACGGTAAGCAGCAGTGCGGTCAGAGAGAACTGGATCCTGCGGTAACAAATCCAACTGAATATTTCGCAACTCGCGAATAAAATTGCGACTCAGTTCTTTTAGGCGATTCATTGCTGCGATTTCTGCATAGCTTAATTTTCTATAGCCTTTCACGGTACTGCCATCTTGCGGTTTTGCTTCACTCATTGGTCTTTCCTCGGGTTAAGTTGTCGTGACATGTCACGCTACGGTTTGATCGCCGTAACGCTTCTGGTAGTACGCTTTCACCTGCGCAGATACGCGTTCATGGTCAGCATGCTTCGGGTTCATGTACGCTTCGGACTTCATCAGGTCGCGAATGGTCTGCTGCTCTGCCGGGTTGCTGTCGGCGCCTGCCGGTGAATCCTCCTGCATTTCCGCACCAATTTTCGCCAGCATGCGGATAACCATCGGGTTATTTCCGATTTCATCGATGCGGCCGCGATCGCCTTCATCGGTCAGAGAATTGAACGCGCGGAAGGCCAGGCCAATATTCTTGTTAAATTCGGCGTCAGTCTTCCAGACTTCGCGCAGCTGCGTGGTAGCGGATTCAGCATCCAGTTCCGCAGCACCGTTAACCAGCGACGGGGCGATTTGCGCATATTCGCTGATGATGAAACTCATCTGGTCATTGGTGATCCCCTTGCCGTGTGCCGATTTCATAAACGACTGCATGCGCGGATCAGCTTTGAACTCTTCCCAGTTGAAGCCCTCGGCCTTTACCTCTGGGGCGTAGTCATCAGCAGTTTTTGGCGGCGTGCCGACGCTGCCAAGGCGCTTTTCAAGCGACGTGTGAGCATCCGCCAGTTTGCGGGCAGAGCCTTCAATGTCGAGTTTTCCACCTTCGCCCATAACGCGGTATTTTTCAGGTATCCAGTCATTCGCGCCCGGTTCGCCCGCGCCGGTGCTGAGTAGTGAATTACCAGCAGGATTACCAGCGCCCGGATTTTCAGCACCACCGCCATTGCCACCATCATTGCCCCCTGTGCTGCCTGCTGGCGCTTCGGCGCCCTGCTCGGCGTTCATGAATAAGTGTTTAATCTTCCACATCGTCGTTTACTCCATCTGCACGGTTGATTTGCATCAGAATGAAATCGAGCACGGCACGTTGTCCGGCCCGGTAACAGGTTTCGCGGTCGCCCTCGGTACCGCCGGGGACGTACGCCGCGCGCCCAAAGCGGCGCGTTAACTCATCCAGCACCTGCGGCCCGCCAGGCATTTCCTCGAAAATGCGTTTGTAATCCGCCGGTGATACTTGTTTAGTAACCATTAGCCCCCCGCTACTCGTTGGCCCAGTGCTGCGCCTGCCTGCTGCCCTGCGGCGGTTGCCGCTTCGCTACCTGCCTGCATCATCAGCGCCTGCCCTGCCTGCTGCTGTCGTTCCTTCTGGCGCTTCTCGCGAATTTCCGCGACCGCATCGGAAGTACGAACAACCTTAGCCGGCACGCCGAGCGCATCAGCCACCACACGACCGGCTTCATCGGCATCGAGAAGATCGATAACCTCCTGGTCGATGTTGGTGAGGTTCGCAATATTCGCGCTGAAACGTTCAATGGCGGTGACGTTCTCCAGCTGCTGCGCGCGGGCAAGCGGCGAGATATAGCGCACGTTGAAATTGGCGTTTTGTAGGCTATCCGGCGCTGGCGGGAATACACCGGCACGGAATGCCAGACCGAAACAGCGCTCTACCAGCGGTTGCAGGTATTCAGCCTGGAATCGGCCATAGACCGGGCCAAGCAACTGGCGGATCAGCGCCACACGCACATGTACTTCGGTGGCGGTCATTGCCGGGCCGTCCTGCGGCTGCAACTGGTCGGCCATCATGATTTTGCGGATAGACGCCTGCAGGCGTTCTTCTGCGGTAAAGGCCACGTTGAAATCGGCGCCGGTTAGCAACGGTTTCATGCTGTTCACGCTGTTCGCCACGAGGATACGGCGCGGGCCTACTTTGACCGTACGCGGGTTAAGCACGCCGTCATCTTCGGCAATCCACATCCCGGCGATCGCCAGATCCTGCGCTGCCTTCTCCATGCGCTTCGTTTCGTTCAGCTCTTTGCAGTCCGGCAGCGCGTCGTATACCGGGCCGATGCCGTACGACGTACCGGGGATTTTCATCCAGCGCGGTACACAGCAGGGGAATTCGTGATAGCCAGATTCGCGCACAATGAGCTTGCCGCTCACTTCCACGTTGTACGATGCAAAGCGCAGGTTTTTAGCCAGGCGCGCATTCACCACGTAGTTTTCACGCGGGAAAATGCAATGCAGGAAGTCGAATTTGTCATCCGGCTTTTTGGCGGCCGCATCGCGAATCTTCTTACTGACCTTATCCGCGCCAAATTCTTTAATCGCCTGCTCTGCGGTGAGCTGGTAGCGGCGATAAATCGTGTCCACGATGCCATCGCGGCGGGTGGATGTGACAAAACACTGCGCCAGCGGCCACTGCTGGAATGAGAATCCGCCCTCTTCGCGGTCTTCGTCGATGTACAGCGCGAACCAGCCAGCGCATACCACATCAAGATTCGCCTCATAGCCTTCGGCGTCGAAGTTGGCGGCGTGGATGTTTTCCCATACCAGCGTTGCGCAGGTGGACAACCACGCGGCGGCATCATCCGGCAGCGATTCACTGTCGAGGTTCAGCCACTGCGCGTTTGCCGGGGTCATGCCGGACATGAGAGCAGACGCCAGCATGCGGGCGCTGTCGGTGGCCGTGCCGTCAAGCAGCCGTGCCACCTTCGATTTTGCGCTCTGTGCGTCCAGCACCTCATCGGATAGCCCCGCGCCGCGCAGCGGATAGGTGTAGTCGTAGCATTCCCGCCAGACGCTTTCGTGCACCTGTCGGTTGGCTTTCAGCGTATCAGCACGCTTAACCAGCTTTACGGCGAGTTCATCCATCGATTATGCCCCTAAGGTGTTTTTTGCTGCCTGAGCGCCGGAGGAAAGCAGGGATGAACCTGTATCCGTTGCGCCTTCGGCACCGCTTGCCAGCAGCGAGGAACCTTTCTTGCGCTTCTTACGCGCTGCGGCGTCGGCGTTCGCGGCCTTCGCTGCTGCATCGGCTGCTGCATCTGCCTCAGCCTGCGGATCCTGCTGTACGACTTTTGGTCCACCGCCTCCACACATAACAAGTCTCCTTAGCCCGGCACATGCCAGCCGTGTTCGGTTAATACCGGTGCGCCGCGTACCGGCTGCGGCTTGCCCTCTTCGTTCGTCACCATTGCGCCCGCGCCGCCGGTGCTTACATCAGTGGCTTTACGTACAAGATTCAGGAAATCGAGGTTATTGGTCAGCGGGTGATCGAGCATGTCAGTGAAGGCGTACTCTTCAAAGCGCGCGATGATGGCGGCGCCCTGCGCATTGAGTGTGGCGAGAATGGCATTACGCGCTGCCATCGATAATGCTTCTTCGCTCAGTTGAGGTTCATCTACGGCGACAACCAGCTTTTCGCGCTGCGCGCCCTGTTCGTTGAGCATGATGGCTTCGGTAGCTGTGAACGCTTTTTCTTCATCCACTGTTTTTTCCTGCCCCGGCGTCTCAACGATTTTTTTCGGTCGAGCCATTTTTTCCACTCCTGAATTAGTGAGTCGTCATTGTGTGTTGCCCTTCTGGTCAGTTTCCCGACCAAAAACAGGGCGGCGGAACGTCCACCACTGCCGATAAAGCACAGTGGGGAGTTTTTTTGCGGTCTGAGCTGGTAGCCAGACACCAGAGAGCGATAAGCGCCTCACCGTGACCGTGGCGAGGTTCTGATCCGGATTTCCAACCGAGAACGGCAGATTTCGAAACGCCAAGTTCATCGGCGATTTGCTGAGTGGTGAGGTTTTTTCTGGTCAGGTCGGTAATGACGCGGAACCAGTCTGTTCGGAAGGTGGCAACCAGCGGCATAAATCAGCCCCCTAAACGCGCGCGTGCGCGAGCATAGAGAGGGGCAAAATCGCCACCCGCCAGAATGGGAAAAGGAGCCAGACAGAATTTCATGCTTTCCCGTCGTGTTGGCCAACCACACTTTCTAGATTTATCTGCTGCTCTTAAGGATGGAATTAAATTCTGCATAAACGTAATTCCCCCACCTCAGCGGTTACCTGATTGAGTAATTCAGATTCGGTGCCGTAGTTTTCTTCCCATGTTTTTTGCCCTGCATGGATAGCTACGCCGTGTCCGCCTGTTCTATGGTGTGGCGGGCAAAGCGGGAGAGTTTTTTTATGGTCGGCGCGCTGGGCGATACCCTGCCCTTTGCGGATATGGTGAACTTCTGCAGGTGTGGCGCCGTAGCCAAGATTTCTGCATACGACGCATCCCAATGATGCAACGTCTTCCAAAGCGATGTGCTGGCTTTAACTGAAGACCAGATACGGGAAACCGGGATATTTATCCGCCAGGGGAAAACAGGCGTGAAACAAATTAAGGCATGGTCGCCACGCCTCCGCGCTGCCGTCGCCCTCGCCCGTTCCCTGCCGTTAAAGCCTGGTATCCGTAGCCTGTTTGTCATTCACCAGACCAGCGGCAGTAAATACACTCGCGACGGTTTTAATTCACGCTGGCGCGACGCCAAAATTGCAGCACAGGAGAAGTATCCTCACCTGCAGATAGATTTCACATTTCACGATCTGAAGGCTAAAGGTGTCTCTGATCTGGAAGGAAGCCTCGAAGAGAAGCAGGCTATTTCTGGCCATAAGAACTCGAGACAAACGGCGATTTATGACAGGAAAACTAAAATTGTGCCGGTTGTTGGCGGTCAGAAAAAATGA